ATCGGAGACTTGAATAGGTTCTCTAATAGAAGCGGCAAGAACTTCTGCTTTGAGTTCGTGAGTAGCAAAGACATCTGCAATATCCTCAATGAGATGAATTCCATTCCAATGTTGGTCAAATACACGACCGACGAAAGGAGAAACATATGTTGCCCCTGCTTTCGCAGCAAGTAATGCTTGTGCCGTGCTGAAAATTAGTGTTACGTTTACTTGTACATCGTCGTTTGATAGTTCCCTACATGCTTTCAATCCTTCAACTGTGCATGGAACTTTAATTGTGATGTTTGGTCCGATTTCCAGGTAGTCCTCTGCCATGTCAAGCATCTCTTCTGCAGTATCACCAACAACTTCAGCAGAAACTGAAGCATTCCATGGAAAAATTGCAGAGATCTCCTTGATCACATGCATCGGATCTTCGCCTGCTTTGAGCATGAGACTGGGGTTTGTAGTAACTCCATCGATTAAACCAGTCTCGTAAGCAGAGGCAATCAACTCTGGGTCAGAACAGTCCAGAAAGATTTTCATGACTCTCCTGTATAGGTTATCAATATTTAGAATAGCAAAAAAGCACCCGTTTGGGTGCTTTGTTACGAAATCAAGACTTGTTTAGAAGTAAGATTTCACCGTATAGTAATGACATTGCCGCAACACAACCAAGGGAAATTAATCCTGAGATTTGTAATGCTTCCATGACATCACTTCTGGTAAGTGTGACCGCGATAGCAGAAAGTACCATGTACTTCATCAGCACCTTGCTGACACTCATACTTGACACCACGATATGTTGTCATAGCAATCTGTGCATCATGAAGAGCTGCTGCCTTCTCGATCTGTTTCTTGATTAAGGTAAGTGTGTTCATTTGTTTTCTCCTGAAGTGGGTGATTAACCTTCTCTGCTTTCGCAGGATCCGTTTCCCCGTTCCTTCAGTCGTTTGCGTCCCAGTTACAATCGGGTGTTGCCTCTTGAATTACTTCAACCAGTTCCGCCTTGATTGCCTCACTCACGCTATCACTTTCCTGCATACGATTGATCATATCAACCGCATCGATACAATGAATTCCTGAATAAAGCAATAGTTCTAACATGGGATGAACGCTCCGTTCCGCGACTTACTTGCGTCTCACTATACTAGCATCTGATCGCACTGACCGTCAACTTTAGATCTAAGATAACCTAGTAGATTATATTTAGATCGTCGATCCAAGTTGTCATCCATAAGAATTTCAACTCGTCTCTGTAAGAACCTTTCACAACTCATGTGCCACCCATAGGGTGACCCGTCATCATGATGGGCTAAGGTCAATGCCAGTAAGATACTGAACATTGTGAGATGAACGTAAAGTTCGTAGCATTCGCTACAGTTATATTTATATCATGATATGACTACATATGTAGTTCACTCAGATACCTTTTTTACTTTTCTTAAGTATTTGTCAGACTCAGGGTCTGTAATCAAAGTCATACCAGACTTGATAAACTCTTCACCCTTGTCAACACTGTGACGGGTGTTTCTTTCTTCTTGCTGTCGTGCTTTTTTCTTTTCCATTTCCCAGAGGTCTTCTGCAAAGGGGTTGATAGGTTGGTCTGCCTTATCTAAAAGGTCATCCCAACCATCTTTAGCAGCATCTAAGTATGCTCTTTCTGCCCAATCAGAGGGCAAATCCTGCGAAGGAGTCTGACTTGACGTCTTGTTTGATTCCGCCGATGACATACGATTCAATCTCCGTTTCTTGAGGGGCGTTCTGCTGACCCTTACTATTTAACCAGTGCTCTGTCCAGGGCAGCGGGTTATTCTTAGCAGGAATATCAAAGATCGGTTTAATACCAATCGCTTTCATTCTACGGTTAGCAATCCACTCAACATAATTATGTAACAATCTTTCATTAAGACCGATCATAGAACCGTTCTTAAACAGATAGTCTGCCCACATCTTCTCTTCATTGACGGTGTTTTGGAACATCTCTTTTACATATTCCTCTTCTTCTCCAGCAATTCTTTGCATTTCTGCATCGTCTCCGTCTCTCCATTTGTTGAGAATATTCTGCGTGAGAACCAGATGTTGACTTTCATCTCTAGCAATAAGAGAGAGTATCTTTGCCGAGCCCTCCATAAGTTTATTTTCGCCAAAAGCAAACGAGCACGCAAACGAAACGTAGAAACGAATGCCTTCCAGGATGTTAACATTAGCAATTGCCCTATAGAGTTTACGCTTCAACTCTACACGCTCATACTGTCCACCCTGATGACCTTCTCTAGCAAGGTCCCACATGGTGCTACCATCATATTGATGAGCATGTTCAATAAAGTCATCATAAGATTGTGTTACCGAAGACGCTCTATCCAAGATCTTCTCATCCTCAAGGATAGTGTCAAACACTTCACTGGGATCAGAATAGACGTTCTTAATAATATATGTATAGGAGCGACTATGGATCATCTCCATAAACTCCCATACAGTCATAGCAGATTCGAGTTCAGGTAATGAACAGTAAGGGATGAAAGCCATCCCAGGACCACGCCCTTGTACAGAATCCAGCATGATCTGGTACTTAAGATTGCTGGTAAAAATGTGCTTTTGTTCTTCCGTAAGAGTTTGATAGTCTGCACGATCTTTTTGAAGTGATACCTCTTCTGGTCTCCAGAAATATCCCAGTTGCTGCTGGGTCAGTTTGTCAAATACAGGATACTTGAAAGAGTCATACCTCTGGACTCCCAGAGGTTGACCAAAAAACATGGGTTGTTTCTTTGTGTCTACTTTGTCGCTATTAAATACGGTCATTCGGTTTACTTCAGATCTTACAGGACTCACAGTCTTCCTCCTCGGATTCTAGCAGTTGTTCGATTAAATTGTCAACATCTGCAGTTGCAGGTTCATCACTATCACCATCTTTCTTAATATCATATGTATTCTGATAGTAAGATGTCTTCCAACCATACTTGTAAGTGGTGAGAAGATCCTTTGCCATGACAGATACGGGCACTTCATTGTCAGGATAGTTCTCTGGATTGTAACTCCAGTTACCACTAATTGCCTGATCAAAGAACTTTTGAATTACGGCGGTGACTTTAATGTATCCGTCGTTGTTGTGCATGTCCCAGAGAAGGGTGTATGCATTCTTAAGCGTTGTGTAAGACGGGACAATCTGCTTAAGGGGTCCTTTCTTACTCTTCTTAATGGACAGGTACGCTCTAGGCGGTTCAATTCCGTTTGTGGCATTTGACACAACGGAACTGCTCTCCGAAGGCATCTGTGCGGACAGTGTTGAGTTCCTAAGACCGTATTGTTTGATGCGCTCTCTAAGAAACTCCCAATCGCACTGTAGCTCATTCGGTACAATCTCATCTACATCGTTCTTATATGTATCAATTGGAAGAATTCCATCTGCGTATTTTGTTTTACCAAAGTATCCGCAAGGACCCTTCTCCATTGCAAGACGGTTTGATGCATTCAACAGAGCATATTGGAAACGCTCAGTCAGTTTGTGAACTAAATCATATGCTTTTGCACTGTCATAACTTGCACCATGCTTAGCAAGATAGTGAGCAAGACCAATGTAACCAACGCCCAGAGAACGGCGGTTGATGGTGCTCTGCTTCGCTGCCTCAACAGGGTACTCCTGATAGTCAATAAGGGCATCCAGACCCCTCACAGCGAGGTCACAGAGTTCATCTAGTTCTTCCAGGTTCTTCAGTTTACCAACGTTGATAGCAGACAGAATACACAAAGCAATCTCACCAGACTTATCGATGTGTTGAATCGGATCTGTGGGAAGAGTAATCTCTTGACAGAGGTTACTCATATTCACCTTGTCCTTGAAGGACGAGTGAGTATTACAGTGGTCAATGTTCATGATATAGAGACGACCAGTCTCTGCACGTTCCTTCAAAAGATTGAGGAAGAGTTCTTGAGCACCGATAGTCTTTCTTGGAACAGACTCATCTGATTCATAACCCACATAGAGGTCGTCAAATGAATCAGTACCAAAAGCATCATACAAACCTGGTACGTCATGCGGTGAGAAGAGGCTAATCTCTCCATTCGCAATGAAACGTTCGTAGAAAAGTTTTGAAATCTGGATGGAGTAGTCAAGTTTCCTCACGCGATTGTCTTCAGTACCCTTATTATTCTTCAGAACAATAATGTCTTCTATTTCTTGGTGCCAGATAGGAAAGTGAACTGTAGCAGAACCACCTCGGATGCCGTTCTGTGTGCAGCATCGGA